AACATTTGCTCTACACCCTCTTTTAAATTATCTAATGCCGCGTCGGCTCCTGGTGTTGAAGTTCCAGTTTTGTCAGTCACTAATTTAAGTTTATTAATAACGTCTTCTCCAGCTAACTTAGTTAAAACTTTAGTTAATTCTTTAGTGTAAGTAATAATGTCCCCACCACTAAAATCACCTGATTCTATTTTCTTAGCCGATTCCGTACTTTTAAATTTATCAAGTTCTTTTAACAAATTTTGGATTTGTTCTTTATTAGTACCAACCTCTTTTTGATATTTTTTCATTGTATCGTCCAAAGCTTTTTCAACTCCAGTATATAATTGTGATAGAGTACCTGATGTTGCCCCGGCGATTAATTTGACATTAGCATCAGCATTAATTTTATTATTAATTGATGTTAACTGGTCTAATTGTTTTTGACTTAAATCTTCTAATTTGACAGGTTGGGATTGTTCCGCTAAAAGTTTTAAATCTTCATCATTAAGTTCAGTAACATTTTTCTTTTCGGTAAACGTTCTTAAAACATTTCCTATATCGTCTTTTTGTTCTCTCTTAATCTCTACTTCATATTGTCCACCCTTACCCATTGACGCCATATTAGCGATGAGTTGTTTTTGTTCCTCATTTACCTTCAATCCTTCAGGGAATCTCATTTCCTGAAGTTTTTTAGCTGCTTCAGCTGATTTAATGCCCATACTAGCCAACTCGTCAGCGTTCATCCCTAACGCTTGTGCAACTTCTCTTAGTTGTCTTTTAGCTCCTGGCAATATTTCAAAACTTCCATCTTCTTTTGTTCTAACAAATTGTTTACTTAATTCAACCATTTGATTTTGGAGTTCCGCAGGATCATTTTGAGCTAAGTCCATAGCCCTTAATGGATCTAACAACTGAGACGACGTAACACCTAATCTTTGTAATGATGCCGATAAATCAATCGCTTTTTGTGGGTCTAATAAGTTTTCCGATAATTGAAATGCTTTAGACATATCAATACCTAAAACGGCAGATTGTGCCGCCATTTTAGCCAATCCTCTTTCACCTTCTGAGAAATTAAATAAATTAAGTTTACCTATGTTTTCAGTAACTTTTTGTAAAACCGCACTTGACGCAACTCCAATAGATCTTGCATAATCCATTGTCGTTTGCATCGTTTTATTCATCTCGTCAATCCCCATTCCCGCTTCCCTGAAGTTATGAACTAATTTTTTAGACTCGACACCTGTAGCTTTTTCAGTTAATAAAAGTTTTTGAAGTTGATCTTCAGTAAATTGTGAATTAGTGTTAAACTCACTTATAAATGTATTTTGAGCCTTTACTATTTGTCCAAACGATACTCCGTATTGTGCTAATGTACCATAAGATGCCGCTAAACTTTCTTTAATACTATCAGCATCAGTCTTTGTAATACCAAGTAATACTGATCGTTGGGCGCTATATTTATCTAACTCATTTGAAAGTTTTTCAATATTCTCAAACCCAAAAGCCCCTATTTGTGCCTTAGTAAATCCTCCTAAAGCGTTTGTGGCTGAGGAAATGTTAGCGTCCATTAGAGAAAACTGTTCGTTCAAGTCTTCCCCACTTTGAAGTAGTTTCTGATATTGTTCATACTGTGCCGCAGCAGCTTCAGTATCAAATGTAATTGTTTTTTTTCCAGGTTGGAACATTATCTACGTGTTTTAAACATAAATACCCCAAAATTAGTTTTTTGGGGTATTGTCTTCAACTACTTTATCAACTAAATACCTCCTAACATAGGATGGTAGTTGTAAAAACTCGTTGTATTGTAAATGTAAAAATTTGGCTAAAATATAAAATTCGTCCAATAAATATCTAGAATAATTAGAAGAAAGGCCGAAAAAACTCAACCCCAAAGGCGATTGAGACATCTACCTTGTTACCTGACGGGGCTAAAATTGTTTTGGTTAAATCTAACCTAGGTTCATTTTCTGACAAAAACTTACGGATGTATTTGGAATCCATAATTGGCATAGACTCAACAAACATTGAAATTTGGTTTCTATCCTCACTACCATTTAATTCCACAATATGTCTCATTAATTTCCATGTAACTCGTGGAGGAACTCTACCTTGTGGGTAGTTGTCAGCCATTTTTTCTAATTCTAAAGACTCACCATATGATAATAGTTTCAATTTTATTGTCACACCTGTCTTTGGAAGAGTGGTTGTAAAGGTTCCGTCATTATCAGGACTTACTTCAGGTTTTTTAATATTTAACTCATCCAATATAAATGAAGTCGCAAAAGGTTTACTTGTTTCGGGATCATTAATTGTAACATTATATTCAGGTCCAAAAGAAGTATTCCTTAAAAATATCATAATCGCCTCAATATCTCCCTCTAATAACTCTTCAGGTCGGATATCAGTTTCATATAGTTTACTTCTAACCAAATTCAAAATAATACCTTCTTTTATATTACCTCCAGTAGATACCACGTTTGCCAATGTGTTTTCATCCGCAGCGGTTAAGTAACCTATTTTTACCGCCTTTTTCTTTGTTTTATAGAACACTCCTCCTGACGGTAATGTTACCACATCGTGAGGAAGTGTAAAATTCATTTGTCCTGCTTGTTCAGCTGAAATATTTTCCATATTAAATTATTTTTTATTAAAAATATACTTGATTTTGTTTTATTATAAAGTGTATTCCCATCTTATATTACCACAATCGTAGATCCTATATATACCTCTATCAAACATAATTTGTTTTTCTGTTTTATTTTTATCAAATCCTTCTTTTACTAAAACTGACTTTCTAAAGTTGAATCTGTGGTATCTAATGTCATTTATAACATACCAATAATTAGGTTTAGATTGAGAAATTTTTTTGAATCCCAATGTCTCATACATTTTACCATCAAATATCCTAACATCAGAATATGATATTATTTTATTTGTATTATAATTTTTAATAAAAAACTTAAAAAGTTTAGAAGCCGCACCTACAACAACAAAATTTATTTTATTACAAAATCTAGTTAATTCCCATTCTTCTTTTTTTCCACCCATAATTATTCTACCTTTTGAAAACGTCATCAATGAAACTAATTCCCCATTATAATATAACCCTAACTTTATTTTAGAGTTAACATTTCCCTGTATATGGTTCTCGTTTAGGAATTTTTTAGTTTCTTTGTTTGAAACTTCCCTTACTTCACAATTTCTAGAATAAATTTTATTATCAATTAAACCTAATTTATTCTTTATAATTGATTTAACAATGTCTTTTTTATACAACCATTCATCTTCAAATATTTGAATTATAGATATATTTTGACTATTAAATAATTGTGTTTTAAACAAATGGTAGTCATTATTTTTGAATAATTCATTATGCCAATACACCCCATTAATCTCGATCCCTAATTTTCTATCAGGTATAAAAATATCAATTTCTTTATTACCTATTTTACGATAAGAAGGTATGGCTTCTATATTATAAGATTTAATAAAATCATTCATTTCTAATTCATACCCACTTTGAGATTTTTGTCCGATAGGATTACAAACGGTACATACATCGTAATCCCGTTTATACCTCTCATATATCAGTTGTTTTGTTAATTCACAAGTATTGTTACATTTATTACAATTAATTGTAACCATTTGATTATTAATTGACAATACATTTATATTTGGATATTTTTCATTATATGAATCAAAAATTAATTTTTTATACCAAGATGTCTTAGATATATTGGTTTCTCCGTATTTCTCTAATAAGGTTTTTTGTTGTTTTTCTAAATTATTAAAGTTTGGATTGCCGTAAATTTCTAATTTTGTTTTTTTGGTTTTTTCAAAGTTGTTATAATTTTCATTACCATATTTTTCTTTTTTAGTTTTTTTCTGTTTTGGTATGAAATCTTTGTGTTGGGGAAAAAAGTCCACAAAATATTTTTTATTAAAAGTTATTTTTTGTCTTTTAACCATTTCTCCCTTATTTGTGTTAATACATTCTAAAGAACAAAAGTCACCATATGGTTTATCAAATCTTTCTCTGAATTTGATTTCAGAATTACAAGAAACACATTTAGGTCTTTCCGTTAAATTATTATAAAAAAACCATATTTTTTCTTTAAAAGAAAGAATTAGTGGTATGCTCTCTGAGTATGAGATAATTTGTTTGTACAATTCAGGTTGGTTACTTAATAACCATTTTTCAGTTGTTTTATACCCTGATTTATTGTTCGTTGTAAAAAAAGAAAAATCCATACATTTATATTTTACTATAAATATACAGATTTTTTATTTGGTTGTAAAGGTTATGTAAAAATCTTAGTAAACTAAGATGCAACGATCCATACGAAGTGTCGCAGTGATTGACGCTAAAGCATCTGAGTTGTAAGCCAACGAATCAAAGTTAACGTCAGATAAGAATGTACCTTCTAATATCCATTTTTCTACAACAACGCCTGTAGGATCAAGCATTTCTAAATCCACATTTTTCTTGTATCCAGCTGCGTAACCCATTCTACCTGTAACTGATTCTGCACAAAGACGAACCCATTCCATTAATGCTTGTGAAGCCGAAGGTCCAATTGGATCTCTAAATTTTACGTTAATTGTTCCCCAAGTAAATCTGCCAGCAACATAAGTTGAAGTGTTTAAGAATTGTATTTCAGTCGCACCGATAGTAATGTGTGGACGAGCAGCACTCTCTACAAACCACTCATTTATACCTAAAGATGATGGGAATCTAACTATAAACCTATTTTGCCTTTTTGGCTCGTAAGGTATCGGCATTTTCATTAATAAATCAGCCATTGTATTTTGTTTTTTTTCTTTTGTTTATTTGATTATAAATATATCTATATAAGATTTTTTTATTTACTTTAAAATTTTTTTTTATAAATTACACTAGAACTTCTTTTTAATTCCTCCAGCAGTTGAATAAGTAGTTATTATGTTTTTTGGATCTTGTTCAAAATGACTTTTAACTTTTTCTACATTTCTTAAATCATCATCTGAAAATCCTATTTTAGGTACAAAATAATTATTAATTTTATTTTTCATAAAAGCTTTTTTCTGAATTTTATGTGACATATGTTTTACATATCTTGTAAATTCTTCTAATGCTTTTATTTTTGCCTGTTCAGGGTTGGATGCTCCTTTTTCATTATTATAAGACACAGGGTAAAACTTACACATATCTAAATATTCTTTGATTAATTCACTATCAGACATGTCCTCATCATCGGTAATATCTCTGTATTTACGTAAATTTCTAATCAATTCATTGGAATCTAATCCATTGTGGTTGGAGACTATGTAATTATATGTCGCTTCTTTTAATACTGACGGAGTATGTCCTCTTGCAGTAACAATCGAAAATATTGAACCGTTATTAATTGCCTCCACAAAATCACTCCATGCTGGACCTTCTGTTGCTAACATTGCATCAACAATAAATTGTTTGTCTCCTTTGGTTCCAAAATTTCTAAATGGTTCTTCAGCAAAACCAACAATTTTTTCGCCTTCATATTCAAAATCTTCTTTACCTATCTTATTTCTATAATGCGCAAAATCCTCTGTTGACATACCCACTTCTTCACCATCTTCATTTTTTAATATAATTCTGGTTGGCATAGATACAATGTTGTCATCCCAATCAAACGCATAATACTTTGAATCAGGGGTTCCTTCAGGTGTTAAACCTTCGTTTAATTTATATCTTATTGTTTTCATATATTATAAATATTAATAAAGCTGAAAAATATTACCTAATGTTTAATACAAATTTCATAGAACCACAATCCCATATTCTGTCATACCCGTTATCTTTCATTATTTCCCACTCTGTTTTTTCTTTGGGGTAACCTTTTTTTACTAATATATCTTTTCTAAATGTAAATCTATGACTTCTATTTAATGAGTTTCCATTTTTGAAATACCAATAATTAGGGGGTGTTTGATTAATAAATTCAAAACCGTTTTTGTTATAAACAGTTTCTTTTGGATTTATTCCTGACCACCTTATATCGGCAAACGTCTCAATTAATTTAGGATTATGTTTTTGAATAAAAAATTTCAATAATTTAGAAAAACCACCGGTAACTGTATAATTCAAAATGTTACAAAATCTAATTAATTCAAAACTATCTTCAGAACTATTCTTATTACCTAAAGATTTTCTTTTTTTTCCAAACGTCATAATAGCGACTAAATTATCGTCATAATATAAACCATATCTATATTTGTCGATTGAATTTCCTTGTAAATGGTTTTTATTTAAAAATTCTGACGAGTGTATTTTACTAACTTCTTTTATAACACAATTTCTACCATAAATAACTTTACTTAACTTTAATAAATTAGATAATCTGGATAAAACAACATCTTTTTTTAATATAACTTCATCTTCAAAAAACTGCAATAATTTTATATTTTTATTTGACGATAATATCATCTTATTTATATGATAATTTTTATCTTTTCCACCTGATATTTCTGAATGATAATAATTTCCGTTCAGCTCAATACCTATATTATATTCCGGAAGAAATAAATCAATTTCTTTTCCCTCCAATATTTTTCTATTATTATCTAAATGACGTATTTTATTTTGATTTAAAAAATCACGAATACATTCCTCTAACTTTGAGTTTTTAGTAATTGGGTAACATTTACGACATATTGGTACAATTCCTGAACCTAAAAGTGTGCTAGAAAATACATTTTCACATACGTCACATTTAAAACTATACGATAATGATGTGTTACCACTTTTATTAACAACATACTCATCTAATAAAGAAATATTATGTTGATGTAATTTAGGTATTAAATTGATTAAATGTTTGTCCTTAACTGTTTTTTTTAATTTATTTACAAATTTTTCGTGATGCATTGGAGTGGATACCCCATATTTTTTTTCAAAAATTAGTTTATAATTTTCCTTGAAGTTGTCTGTTTTGAATATAGAATCAACCCCATATTTATCTAATAAAGTTTTTTTAGAATTATTAATTCTTATTTTTTTGTTATCTTCTTTTTTATTCCATAACAATCTACACTCATCTGAACAAATTTTTTTTTTGTGTTTTTTTCTTTCCGTAAATTTTAATCCACATTGGGCACATACTCTACTTTCTCTTATTGACTCGTCTTCTTTTTTACCCAAAAGGTTATTTTTTTTTGCATACTCAAAGTAACATTTTCTATTACAAAATTGTTTATCTCTATGTTTAAAATCAGTAGTAAATAACACATTACAACATTTACATCTTAACTCTATTTTCATTAGTAAAATATTAATAAGTTTAACAAGAACTCCTCTACATATAAATATTAGGAAATATAATAAAAAAACCCCTCTAAAAAAAGATTTAGAAGGGTTTTTTATTAATTAATTAAAATTAAATATTCTCAAATGACGCACCTGTTGGTGTAATTAAGAACTCAATATCAATAAATTCTAACGCTTTAGTAGGTTTGATGTAGATTTTACCGACTAATTGATTTTTATCTAAATCTTCTACTGAAGAAGAAACTGTTACTCTGAAGTCATATAAACCTCTATCTCTTCTGATAGCATCTAAAATTGGATTAACAGC